AGGGCGCCTTCGTCCAATCCCTGAAAGACCACAAGGCGGCTGGCACCATGCCCGCAATGCTCTGGCAACACGATGCCGACAAGCCAATCGGCGTCTGGACGGAGATGGTCGAAGACGAAAAGGGCCTGCGCATCAAGGGTCAGCTCGCCATGGAAACCGTCAAGGGCAAAGAAGCGCACGCGCTGCTCAAGATGGGCGCGCTGAATGGCCTGTCCATCGGGTTCATGTCCAAGGAATGGGCCTACGACCGCGACACCGAAGTGCGCACCCTCACGGCCATTGACCTGTGGGAAGTCTCCCTGGTCACTTTCCCCGCCAACGAAAAGGCGCGGGTCACGAATGTGAAGTCGGCAGATGAACTGCTGGCTCCAAAAGATGCTGAAAAAGTCCTGCGTGATGCCGGGTTCAGCAAAAGCGACGCGACGGCCTTTGTGTCGCGCGTCATGCGGATGGGAGAAGTGCGGAGTGATTCTGCGAATTCGACCGCCGTGGCAATGAAGGCAGCCGATCGGCTGCTGCGTTCCCTCACCTCCTGACGAACCCGTCATCACCAACAAGCCACCTTCGGGTGGCTTTTTTCATTTCAGAAAGCACCATCATGCGTAAATCGCTCTCCCTCCTGGCCGTCATGGCCGCCCACATGGCCGCATTCACGGCCAAGGCCCAAGCTGTCGGCGCATACGAAAAGCGCGAAGACCCCAGCGTGAAGTCTGTGGCCGATGCCCTGGACAAGATCGCCACGGCGTTTGACGAGTACAAAAAGACCAACGACGCCCGCATTGAGGCCGTGAAGTCCGGCGCCTCGACCGAAGCCCTGGACGCCAAGCTCGCCAAGATCGACGCCCACATTGAAGGCCTGGGCGAAGTCAAGACCAAGCTGGAAAAGATGGAAACCAAGCTGTCGCGCCCCGGCGTGATGGATGGTGGCCGCCAAGAAGGCGAAAGCAAGGAAGCCGTGGAATACCGCCACGCCTTCCTCGACTGGATGCGCGCTCCCGGCGACCATGAGCGCCAACAAAAGGCCGCCACTGCCGCCAAGCAACTGGAAGCCAAGAGCCGCGACGGCCGCGAAACCCGCGCCACGCAAACCGTGACCTCGACCGGCTCCGCTGGTGGTTTTGCGCTGCCCGAGATCATCGAGCGCCAGATTGCCCGCCTGTCGGTTGACATCTCGCCTATCCGCCAGATTGCCACCGTTCGCACCGTTGGCAGTCCTGACTACAAGGAACTGTTCGACGTCAACGGCGCTGGGTTCGAGTGGCTGGGTGAAACCGACACCCGCAACCAAACCAACACGCCTGACCTGGCAGAAGTCGCGCCCACGTTCGGCATGGCCTCTGCCAAGCCCCAGGCGTCGGAAGAATCGCTCGACGATCTGTTCTTCGACGTGGAAAGCTGGCTGGTCAGTTCTGCCGCTGAAGCCATTGCAGCCGGCGAAGGCGCTGCATTCGTGTCGGGCAATGGCACCAAGAAGCCCACAGGCTTTCTGGCAGGCCCCACCCCGGTGACGACTGCTGACAGCGCCCGCGCTTTTGGAACGCTGCAGTACATCGCATCTGGCCAAGCCGCCGCGCTGCCCACCAGCGCCGATGTGTTCTATGACCTGGTGTACGCGCTGCGCGCCCGCTACCGCAACAACGCCCAGTGGGTGACGTCCAAGCTGGTTTTGGCCGCTCTGCGCAAGTACAAGGACACCTCGGCCCAGTACCTGTGGCAACCCGCCCTGACTGCTGGCCAGCCTGCAACCTTCATGGGCTACGGCATCACTGAGGCGGAAGACATGCCCGCTGTCGGCGCTGGCGCGTTCTCCCTGGCCTTCGGCGACTTCAAGGAAGGCTACCTGATCGCTGACCGCGTGGGCATGCGAATCACCCGCGACGAAATCACCACCCCCGGGTTCGTCAAGTTCTACGTGCGCAAGCGCGTGGGTGGGAAGCTGCGCAACACACAGGCAATTAAGCTGCTTAAAATTTCTGCATCTTAACGCCAATATCTGGCAAAATGGGGCACCAACGACGAGGTGCCCCATATGCTCAAAGCCGAAAAGAAATGCAGGATTGAAGGTTGTACGTACAAGTACAAATCGGGCGGTTGGTGCCATGCGCACTACGAGCGATTTAGAAGGTACGGCGACCCGCTGGCCGGTGGCTCTCCGCATGAGCCAAACAGCGAGAAGTGCAAAGCAGAGGGTTGCGACAAGCCATCCCTTGCAAAGTGCCTGTGTTCAGGGCACTACTCTCTGTTTAGAAAGTATGGCGACCACACCATTGCGAAATACAAGTGGCACGCCAGGGGGAAGAACCAGTGGCATGAATGTTCCACGGGATATATATGGCGATATGCGCCTGGTGACCCCAATGCAACCGCCAACAACTATGTCTACCAACATCGCAGCGTCATGTCGGAGAAGCTGGGTAGACCGCTGCGCAAGAACGAGAACGTGCATCACCTGAATGGTGATCGGAAAGACAACCGGCCCGAGAACCTTGAACTTTGGGTCAAGACGCAACCACCTGGGCAGCGAGTGTCTGACTTGCTCATGTGGGCAAGGCAGATACTAGAAGACTACAAAGACCTCGCGTAAAACCAAGGCCCATGCAGGGCCTTTTCTTTTGGCACCCAATGAAACTCACCATTACCAAAGGCCCCGCACACCATGCCCATTGAAATCAAATACATCGGCACCCAGCAACGCTGGCCCGAACTCGCCACCACAGGTAAGCAATCGGTCTGGATGCCCGGCCAGATCGAAGAACGCGATGACGTCGAAACCGGAAAGCTCCTGGCCACGGGCTTGTTCAAGCCCGAACCTGTAGCACTGACTGTAACCACCCCGGACCAGGGGGTTGGAAATAGATGGGACGTGCCAGGGATCAGTGCGGCAGGGCATGTCGTGTTTTCGGCGCTGCCCAAGCTCGTCAATCATCTCCCCGCCACAGGCAATACGTATTCGAGATCTGCATACCCAGCACTGGCGCAGCGCCTCGGGCGCGTTGCGAATGGGCTGTCTACGTTTGTGGCCCGCACGAGTGCGGCGGATAACTCATGGGTCAGTGTTTGCTGGTCTCCCGAGCTATCTCTATTTGTTGCAGTAGCAAATTCTGGCACAGGTAATCGAGTGATGACCTCGCCTGACGGTATCAACTGGACATCTCGCACGAGCGCGGCGGACAACAGCTGGTTTTCGGTTTGCTGGTCTCCCGAGCTATCCCTATTTGTTGCAGTAGCAATCTCGGGCACCGGCAACCGTGTGATGACCTCGCCTGACGGTGTCAATTGGACATCTCGCACGAGTGCGGCGGACAACAGCTGGTTTTCGGTTTGCTGGTCCCCCGAGCTATCCCTATTTGTTGCAGTAGCAATCTCGGGCACCGGCAACCGCGTGATGACCTCTCCGGATGGTGTCAATTGGACATCTCGCACAAGCGCGGCAGATAACTCATGGCTATCGGTTTGCTGGTCTCCCGAGCTATCTCTATTTGTTGCAATAGCAAATTCTGGCACAGGTAATCGAGTGATGACCTCGCCGGATGGCATCACTTGGACATCTCGCACGAGTGCATCAGATAACGACTGGCGCCGCGTTTGCTGGTCTCCCGAGCTATCTCTATTTGCAGCCGTTGCCGAGACGGGCACCGGCAACCGCGTGATGACCTCTCCGGATGGTATCAACTGGACATCTCGCACGAGTGCGGCAGATAACGGTTGGCGAACGGTGCACTGGGCGCCATCCTTGCGCTTATTTGCCGCATTTGCAACTTCGGGCACCGGCAACCGCGTGATGACCTCGCCTGACGGTATCAACTGGACATCTCGCACGAGCGCGGCGGATAATTTTTGGGTCGGAAGTTGTTGGTCGCCCGAGCTGTGCATGTTTGTCGCAGTCGCATATTCAGGCGCCGGAAATCGCGTGATGACAGCTTACGGCTGCACTTACAACCCGATCACCGATTTTGCGGTCCCGAAAATCACGCCGCCGGCCGGCTGCTACGCTCATATCCTCGCGGGGTAAATTATGATTGCATACCATATCAAGCAAAACGGCGTCTGGACCGGCGGCACGAAAGACGCATCCCCCGATATAGGGCTGGATAGTGGCTGGGTGCGCGCCGAAGCACCTCCCGATCTGGCGGCGGGGCAGGTAGCGATTTTCGCGGGAGACACATGGATTGTTGCTGACGATGAGCCGCCGATTGCGCAGGCTGTGCCGGTCGAAGTCACTATGCGACAGGCTCGCCTTGCTTTGCACGCCACCGGAAAGCTCGCCGCCGTCAATGCCGCAATCAACGCGCTCTCCGACCCGCCGAAAACCGCCGCGTTGATCGAGTGGGAATACAGCAATGCTGTCCGTCGCGACTCTCAATTCGTGGCGCTGCTCGGCCCGGCGCTGGGCCTCGACGCTGCGGGGCTCGATGCGCTGTTCATCGCCGCCGCGAAGCTGGGGGGGTAATCGTGCGCGTCCTGCTCTGCACGACCGACCAGATCGGCAGCCGCATCATCCGGGCTGTTACGTGGTCCCGCTGGTCCCATGCTGCAATCATCGACGGCGATGAGATCATTGAAGCCGTTTGGCCCCGCGTGCGGGTGTCGTCGCTCATGCACGCGATCGAAACGCACCCGCGCTGGACTGTGATCGACATTCCCGTCGCGGATGAGTCCGCCGCAATTGCCGCTGCGCGCTCTCAGATTGGCAAACCCTACGATCTGTGGGGCGTCCTCGGTCTCGGCCTCAAGCGGCAATGGCAAGACGATGATGCTTGGTGGTGCTCCGAGCTGATCACCTGGGCGGCGAAGCAGGGCGGCACGGACCTATTCCGTCCCGATGCGCTTCGCCGCATTACACCCGAGCATCTTTGGATGCTGCCTGCCCCGTAATCTAACCCCCGTGCGTGCGCGGGGATTGCACCACCAGATCAATTTCGCGACGTCACGAAAATGATCTAAAAACTGACTCGGCAGGTTCCGAGAGCTGAGTTCATCGGCATTAGCCCCGGCCCAGTGTCGGGGCTTTTCTTTTGGGCTACTTAAAGGGGAGCCGCCGATACTCACGCAACAAGGAGTTATTCGCGTGAGCAAAGCCCAATTACCCAAGACGCAAAGGTTCGCTGCCGGGATGAATACGCTGGCGCCGAACTACGCCATGCCGGAAGGTTCGGTGCGTGACGCCACGAATATGGACGTGACGAACGAGGGCGTGTTGCGGACGCGCGACGGCTATTCGGCAGCGGCTCGCGTGGCGGGCGTTCGGTGTCACAGCCTATACGCGGACGTGGGCATGATGCTGCACGCTGACGGCAACAGCCTCAAGCGCACTATCGGGCCGATCACGGAAACGGTATCGACCGGATTGCAGCCCGCGTCACCTGTTTGTTATGCGACACTGCCGACGAACGAGATTGTTTGGTCGGACGGGTTTTCGGTCGGCAAGGTTTCAGCGTCGGGCAATAGCGTTCCGCTTGGGCTGGCCGCGCCGAGTTCTCCCGTTCTTTCGGCTGTTGCCAACGGCCTTCTGAAAGCCGGTACGTATCAATTTGCGGTGACGTGGGCGAAGGCAACGGGCGAGGAATCTACGCCGAGCCTTCCCATTTCGATCAAGGTTATTGAAGGTGCGGGGGTTGTGCTTTCCGGCCTGCCTACTTCTGCACCCTCTGGCGTCGTCGCTATTCAGATTTACGCCAGCCACGCGGATGAAGGCGTGTTGTTCTTGGCAACTTCGGTGATGGTCGGGACTTCTACCGCACGAATTGACGCGCCGCCTTCTGGCCGTCCGCTGGAGACGCTCTTTGAATCGCCGTTCCCTGCATGCACGTCGCTGGCTTTTGCCGCTGGCCGATTGCTTGGGTTTCGCGGCAATGCGCTGTATTGGTCTGAGCCGTTTCGCTTTGGCGTGACGCGACCCGCAAAAAACTTCATCCAGTTTTCACAGCCCGGCTCTTTGATCGCCCCCACTCAGGACGGCGTTTATGTGGGCACGCTTGGGGCAAATAGCGAGGGCGAGGTCGGGTTTCTCTCGGGCTTCGACTTTGGCAATCAGCC